TTGATGTTACGGATAATAAAATTTATGTAGTTAAAAATGGAGAGGTTACTCCGCTGAATCCTCCAGCAACAGGATTCGGAGAACAAGTAATTACTTGGCAAGGCGGAAAAGTTGATCGTGTATCAACTACAATCACAGAAAAAATCAAATAACTGGGGATGCGATTATGAAGCAATTAACAATTGATGATGTTATAGGCAGTTTTAACTATAGCGCGATAAGTACCAGTGAAAAGTTTTTGAATCCAAGCTATGAAGTGCATTTCTATGATAAAGAGGAACGGCAAAAGATGGATTGCTTTGATGCTAGGAGTGAAGCTGAAGCTTGGAATGCAACGTTAGAAGAGCATGGTAAAGGTATTCAGAAGATTAGGGTAATTCATTCGAGGCGTAACAGAGCTGAATTTTTGGCGCTAGATTAGGAGGGGAAACAAATGACCTTAAATCGGTGGTTAACTAATGAAGAGTATGAAGTAGCTAAATCTAATGGTATTAGTAGAAGAGCTCTTTACATGAGAGTTTACACATATGGATGGGAATTACAAGAAGCATTAACAATACCGCCAAGAGCATACTGGCATATTGGCGAAGGGAAATTCAACAAGTTATTAAAAGTAGCAAAAGATAACAGAATTATTCCTAGTACGTTTTATGGGAGAGTCAATAGCGGATGGAATCCACAAGATGCAGCGACTATTCCTGTTCGTAAACAAAGTGATAGAAAAGATTGGGCTAAGATAGCTGAAGAAAATGGGATTAGTGCTAGTACTTTTAGATCAAGAGTAGCAACTTACGGATGGGATCCAAAGAAAGCAGCTACAACACCAGCTAGGAATAAAAGAGCAAAGAAAAATATTAGTTAAAGGGAGCGGATGGCAATGAAAACAATGGAAAACGGTGTATTTGGAGTAACAAAGTTAATCAGTAAATCAAAGGAAGGACAAGTTGTAATGGATATCAATCAAATTTGTGAATTAAATGATTATCAAGAATCAACTTTACGTACTTGGAATAACAAAACTGATTTTGGAGGACGTGTTTCAAATGCAGCTTTAGGACTTACAGGAGAAGCTGGTGAAGTTGCTGATATTGTTAAAAAAGCAATTTATCATGGACATGGTTTTCAACCATTGCATTGTCCAGGAGAAGAGGACGGAAACACTTATAAATTAGCCTTAGAGCTTGGGGATATTATGTATTATGTATCGATTATGGCGCACGAATTAGGATATACGTTACAAGATATTGCTGAAATGAATATAGCAAAACTAGCAAAAAGATATCCAGATGGATTTAGCCGTGAAGCTAGTCAAGCGCGTTTTGATGTAAAGTAAGACCAAATTTGAATTTTGTACAGAAATGGAGAACTGAAAAATGAACGCAATGGATTTTTTGAGAATATCACCACTTATTAACGATTGTCCGAATTGCGGAAACCAATTTGTTGGCAATGGCGAAGGTACATTAGAAGTTGATGACAATATAGTAAAACGCACTTGTAAGTGTGGATTTAATTTTGAATACGACGTTAACAACGGAACGAGTAAGGCGAAAATCAAGAAAGCTGTTGGGGAAGCTCTAAATAAAATGTAACAAAAGCGTTATTTTAAACAAAAAAGCAACTATTAATAGCTGCTCTGTAATTATTAAAGTACGTGGATGTTTTCAATTTTAATAGATAAGTTTGAATGATTATCTTCATAAATGTTGCATTGAAGAGTTAAGTCGCTCAGTTCGTTATCAAAAAATAAATCGAAATCAAGATGGTAGGTAAGTGTCAGGTTTTCAATTTTGATCGGTTTATCTTTTTCGAAGAGATGTATAGTTTCATCCCAATTATGATAAGCATTATCTGGTGGAATGGTCAAAGTGCCTGGGTAAAAGTTTACTTCTTCTAGAATATCTTGTTCTGTTAATTCAGACTCTATTTGGGAATTAGCTGATAGTATAGAAAAATTACCGTCAACTAAGTTTTGAACGATTGGTTTTAGTAATGTAATAATGATTTCTTTTGTCTCGTTATGATTCAAAGCAGTAACCTCGTTTCTTAAAGTGTTTAGCTCATTATACATTGAATGGATGAATGATAAATCAAAATTGAACAAAATAGTTATTTGGGAGAAAAGGGGAATGAAAATGAAACCTACATTCGAAATGATAAAGAATGAAAATGGTGGCGTAGAAATGACTTATACAACGAGTGGTGGCAAGCAATCATCCACTTACTTTCCTAGCCCACCAGAAGATATAGATCATGTTTGTATAAATTACATGAAAGGGCGCTTCGGAAACGTTAGAACGTGGAAACAAGTTGATTTTATAAAACGTAAATACAAAGAAGTGTATCAAATGGCATTCGGTGTAGTTGATGAATTAAAAATAGGCGACAAAGTAGTGATGCATACATGTGGAGAAGCGGATCACTATAACGGTAAAATTTGGACTTGTCGAACAAATCAATTCAAAGCAAGTAACGGCTCACAAGTGGTGTTTTTAGAAGGATTTAGCGGTTACTTCTTAGTTAGGTACTTGCAACGTGTGAGTTTATTAGAAAACTAAACAAAATTCTTATTTTGGAGGGGAACGAAATGGAAATCAAAGTGAATGAGCAAGCTCAAAAGTTTCATTTAGCAACAAATCAAGGAAATTGGCAACCAATGATAGGACACGCTATACAAATAGATGAATTCACATTATGTGCATGTCCTATGTTCGACACTGTTTTCGGAACTGTACTTAATATATCTGAAGTTACAACCGGTCACAGGGTATTGTTGCCGATACCAGTTGTTGGTGATGCTTACGAAAAAACAAACACAGCAGCAGGTACAGTTGCATTCTTAAGAACGGAAGTTGCTGAAGAAATAAAAAGAGTAATAAACAAAGTTGGAAAACAAAAAATCATAGAAAAAATCGAAAAATCAAAGAAATACAATGCGGAACATTTACCGGAAATGCCGCCAATTGAAGATGTGGATACGGATTGGATGTCTGATGAAATCAGTGATGTAACTCATTAATTAAGACAAAATCCTTATTTGAGAGAAAAAGAATTATTTCAAATGTTGCAGTTGCGATTCAGCCATTCCCGCACCAATAATAGCACCAATAATTAATGCGCAAGTAATTAAAATACCTAAAACTATTAAAATAGCAAAAGTGATTTTTTTCGCTGTATCTCCTTTCGGAGCAAGAATAGCTAAAACAATTGAGATAGATAGTATAAAAATACCAGTTAAAGAACCAAAGTGTACATATCTAGAAAATGAACCGAAAAATAAGAATGCAGTTAAAAACATTGAAATGAAACCAAAGTATTTTCTCATTGTTTTAGCCTTTCTTGAAAAAATGAATTATACAGATTATACCATGGAGAAAATGAATCAAAATGATTTTTTAATAAAATCGTTATTTGAAAGAAAGGGAGAATCAGAATGAACAAGCGTTTAAAAGAAGTAAAAGCAAATATCACCAACATTGCAGATCATGCAATTTGCATGACAAAGTTCGATTACGATTGGCTAATTGAGCAAGTGGAAGAAAAAGAAGTAAAAAACTTTCAAGTTGAAGATATAGATGGATGTGAGTTTGTAAAAGTAAAAGGTTTAGGTAATGCATTGATTTCATACGATCATGATTTTGATGGATTCATGACAGGAAAGATTCAAGTTGTTTATTCGGATGGTTCTGGTAGTGCAATTAGCACGGAAGAAGCTCAAGGTCGTATTGATTCAGGGGAATGGACGGTTATTAAAGCATAATGCAATAAAAACGCTATTTTATAAAAAAAGAGAAGCACTTGAACAGGGTGCTCCTCTAAATGCCAATACACAATACCTATCCAATTATAATGCATATGCATTAGATATTTAACAATTAATTTTATGGTAAAAACTTCATTTTAGTAGAAAGCGAGGAAAAATAAATGTCATTTTCAGATAATGTGTTAGATCATCGTCCAAACCTTGAAAATTTAAAGAAGATTGGTAAAGAAGATGATTATTTGTTTCAAGCGTTAGCATACATGGGGGATGCCTCTAGCAAGATGAGTTGGGCAAATACAGTGTTGGATCTTGTGGAAGAAGTACCAGAAGAGTTGAAGGAAGAAATTAAGAAAGTTCATTCAGGTATTTGGGAAATGCAAGAAAAGTTAAGAAAATATAAGAAAGAGGATGATGAGGAATGAGAGTTGATAAAACCTTATCTGAGTTATGGCATCTTAGGGGTAATACAGATAGACAAGTGAGTCGTGAAGAATATGAAAAAGAAGCTAAAGAAACGGCGTATATGGCCATAAACACCATACAAAAATTGCAAAGAAGAATAAGTGAACTTGAATTAGAAAACGATCAATTGAAGGAGAAAAATAAGATTTTATAATAAAAATTTCATTTTGTAGAAATAAGGAATCTAAAAAAGAGCACCATGCATCAGTGCTCTTTAAGATAGGAGGTAACACTCTGAACGGCTAGATTAGAAATATATGATGTGAAAAAGAAATAAGAACAAAATTTTATTATAGATTTAATACAAAAGAGCAGCTAGCGAAAGCTAACTGCTCACCCAAGAAAAACAGAGGAAAGATAACCATGTGCCTACAGTATTGACGGAATATTGAGTTTTATTCAGGGGGGGAGAGAGGAAATGAAATTAAATAAAAATGAGTTACTTCAAATATATGAATGGTTTTACTATATCAGGTCAACAAACTTTGCTCATCTGAGTGATGAGGATAGAAAGCTAGCCACTAAGATTAGAAAAGAAGCTATGAAGCAATGCGGATTAAAAGATAAGTAATTTTGAACAAAATAATCCTTTTAAAGTGAAAGGAAACTGAATATAGTCCGGCTAGAAAACTAGAGGACACCAATTTTTAGAGCAGCAATAAAGCTGTTTTAAGAAATGGTGTCCTCTTTATTTTTGAAAGGGGATAAGGGGAATGAAGGTATTAAAAGATCAATTACGTGAATGGAAAAAGCAATCAAAACAAGCTAAGAAGAAAAATAAGAAAAAAAGAAAAGAGAAATTAAGCACTCGTGAAATTGAGGACTTAATGGGGATGCATAGACCTTGTTATGAGCGTAGGCGTGGAGCATTAAGACAAAAGTAATAAAAAAATAAAAAGGAGTGGTCTTACATGACTATACAATTATCTTTCTTACCAAAAATCGATAGAGCAGCAACGCAGAAAAAATTAGAAGGTGTTCTCGAAAATGTACGTTTATATAGACAGTTTGGAATGATGCGTGAAGAAATGAAAGTCACTCCTTCTTATGAAATTAGATATCACGGACCTACAAATGATGTAGGAAAGCCATTAGAAGATGTAGCGATGGCTAATATACAACAAAGTGAACGAGAAGAGTGGATTAAGAAAATGTCATTTCGTATCGATCAGTTTTTAAATCGTTTAGGTAATGGCAATGCCGGAAGAATTCAAAGAGATATTATTAGTAAACGTTATTTAGAAGAAGAGGATGTATGCGATTATATGATTTATAACGAAATTGGAATGACTGAACGTACATATCGCCGTTGGAAGTCCAGGGCGTTTTATAATTTAGCTTTTGCTCTTAGATTAGAAGTTTACGAGACAGAAGAAACTGGAGGGATTGAATAATGAATTTTGTCCAGCCAATACGTGATCCAGAGCAAATACAACAAATTAAAGAGTATTTAAGAGAAAAGAACGAACGGAATTATATCTTGTTTGTAATGGGAATTAATACAGGCCTACGTATTAGTGACATTCTAAAACTGAAGATTGGAGATTTAAAAGGAAGTCATATCTCAATGCGTGAAATGAAGACAGGTAAGCAGAAACGAATTCAGATTACTGCAGCATTAAGAAGAGAATTGAAATGGTATATCGAAGAGATGGAAGATCATGAATATTTAATTAAGAGCAGACAAGGAAAGAATCGACCAATAGGAAGAAGTATGGCATATAAAATACTTAGTACCACAGCAGCAGAGTTTGGCTTAGATGAGATTGGAACACATACACTACGTAAAACGTTTGGATACCATATGTACATGCAGACAAAGAATATAGCCTTGCTAATGGAGATATTTAATCATTCGAGTCAACGAGTAACATTACGATATATAGGAGTAAATCAAGATGCAATGGACAAAGCAATGACTAGGTTTAAAATCTAATCATTGCTTTTTTCTTTTTAATTCTATACAGTTACTCATTTTTATTGTGTTGTGTAACTCAAAAGAGGAAGTGTTATGAAGCTATGAATATCAAGGGCTGTAGCGTTTGGCTTAGTTACACAAAATATAAGATATGGGTAAGTCGTTACATGAATTATGGTATACTTGTATAAAAAAGTTAATATTTAGGGGGAAGTAGTATGGCTGAAAGAAATTTTTATGCGTATCAGTTAGACTTTCAAAAGTTAAGTAAAACAGATGGAGAAAATGAGGTATATGCGGATTTTTGGAATTACAATAATTTTAAAGAGCTTTTAGATGATATGCTTACTAGGCATATTAATGATATCAGAAAAATACATAATGGATGGTTTATGCTACTGGATGAAATAAAGGAGCATACGGAAACGGTGAAGAGGCAAGGGAAAGATATTGAGCATAAGTATATTGTAGGAAGGTTTCTATATGCTGAATATGGATATGTTGGTATGTTACGCCATGTAGATACTATGGAGCAAAGGGAGAATGATAAGCTTCCTAGAGAAGGTGAAGAGAGATATGTGTACTTTTATATTAGAGCTAGTGATGGACTTTTATTATTGCAAGGAGATATGAAGCTTATAAGACAAAAAGTTGAGGGGTATTTTAGTGAAAAAGGGAGAGAATATCTTCAAAATCATGAAATACATGATCTTTCAGTTAGTACGTTATTAAGAGGAGATTTTCTTGATGAAGTAAATAATTTAGATGAGGTTACTAAAATTGAGATTGAGCTTGCGGTTGCAAAAGTAAATTCATTTGAAAATGAATTAATGAGAACTGCCCAAAGACAGGCTGAAGAATTTGAAGCGAATTACGCAACTGTTGTCATGCAATCTAAATATAGAAATAAAGGATTAAAAGGATTTAGTGGTTTTTTAGAAAAGATTAAACCTAAAGGTACTGTACAACCAGTCAGTGGAATAAATAATATTAAGGTACTGGGCAAAAAAGAAGGCGACTTTAAAAGAGTATACTTGAGTAAAATTTCAGAAAAGTATACAGTGAATGTAATTGTAGATGATAATAAAAATATTGATGCAAATGATATGTATAACAAAGTAAAAGAAGTAGGAGTCAAGCGGATACAATTATGGAGGGGAGAAAGTTGATGGGACGAAGAGCAAATCTGTTTTGGAAAGCTAATAAGTTTCCGATAGAGGTTTCAATGAATTATTTACGTTTTGCAACGAAAGCAGAAAAAACTTTTGACTTCTTAATACCAGCTATCTTGACAGTAATTATTATGTTGTTCATAGCGTATATGAATCCAAATACTACAACGATATTGAAAGGAATTAAGGATATAAATAATCAATCACTTACTTTTATTTCAATATTAGCTGGTTTCAACATAGCTAGTATCTCTGTATTAGCAACAGCAGGATCTAAATTGTTGGAGGATTTGAGAAAGACCAAAAGTAATACAGTTCCAGATAAAACGTTGTTTGAAATAATGTTAACTTTTTTCTGTGCTGCAATTATAATTCAATTTATTATAATTTTGGCGGGGGTAGTAATACTGATTGTTTCCTCAATTACTGATTTCTCACCAAATTTCCATATAAATAAATTTATATGGTGTATGATATCTATCTGGATATATGCATTAATTACAACTATATTTATTTCCATTAGAAACCTTAAAACTTTATTTTATATAATGATATATGAAGAGCATTAAAAATTGGCAGAGTTTTGACCGCTTTTTGGCAGTAAATGTGCCCGTTGTTTTGGAATTAGCGTGTTATATTTGTATTGTGAGTAGTGGCGGAAAACATTGCTCACAAGATTCCTGATAACTGAAAATGGATCGTCATGACCGGTGGCGATGGTTGCAGATTGAATGAACAATTGTTTCTTGATTTAATATTCAATTGTCATTCACGTTGTGTAAACGGAGAAGGGCTTTTGCTCTTCTTTGAACTAACAATATCCTAGGTAGATGGATTGAGGTTGATCAGATAAACGAACTAAGATTGTCCGTCGTGGTTGTTAGTTGAGAGAAGAATAAAACTTCATTTACCGTAATTTAAGTGGAAAATTAATAATTGATGAAAAAGCATCCATTCGGGTGCTTTTTATTTTGGAGAATAGAGAATTATAATAAGTAATTGTCGTTGTTAAGAGCCGAAGTGACAGCTTCGACTCCAACATAAAGGTTTTATCATATCTAGCAAGAGATTGAATGACGTAAAAGTTAATTGTTATATTTGATATTTAAAGTGATATTAATTTCTTCGTTACAATGAGGGCAATTCACGGTACCTTCTTTGGCTACAATTTCAAATTCTTTTTTACAAATTGTACACTCTATTTCAGTTGTAGCGCCAGATTCACCGTTTTTAATTGCTTGTTCTGCTTGTTTCCGGATAGCTTTTTCAAGATCGTTCATATTAAAGTTCATTTTGAATGACATAAGATTCCTCCTGATTATTAGTTAATTCAACCTCTTATGGAAATTATAACAAATAAAAAGGGTGATAGTTATGAAGAATACCAACTTAATAACAAAAGCTGAGATAAAAGGATTAGAAAGACTTAAAGAATTGATAGAGGAGTTAAATAATCTTGAATTAGAAATTGTTGTGCATGAAGTGAAACCAGAAAAGAATGTGGTTAAATAAATAATTTGATAGTATGTCAAGTTTCGACTGATTAAGTAGCTGAATAGCTACTTTTTATTTTGGAGGAGGATGAAGGATCTAACTAAAATAACTAAACAAGAACAAGCGATTGTAATTGGTACATTCATTTCGGTATTAGGTGGGCAAGTAGTAAATGTACACTGTAATCCATAATGAGTTGCAAGATGACACAACACCAAAGCAAAGAAGAGAAACAATGATTAGTTTTCTTGATAAAACAGTGGATGTATTCCTGGAGAGTAAGGAGTGAGGATAATTGGATAGCGTTTTAAACGGTAAACTTGCTCTACTTAGTCTTATACCTATCGATAAGAAAGCCTATAACAAATACCTAAAACCGCATGAGAAACTGTACAAGAAGGCTGGGATAGATGTTAATCAATTCAAGTATTATAAGCTGTATGGACAGAAGCAAATGCTGTTTTTGATAGAATATCTTGAACGAACTTCAATTAAAGAATTGTTGGAAAGAGATAGAGAGGATCAGCAACATTGGGTAAAGACGGATGAATGAATATAAAACCAAACAACAGAAGCGTAAGTTCTATGACAGTGGTGAGTGGAAGAGTATACGAGAACAAGTCAAGAAACGTGATAACTATGAGTGCCAAGAGTGTAAGCGCAAAGGTCGTGTTCGTATCGATATCAATGAGTATAGTGAGAGTGCCAAGCGTAAGAAGATACAACTCGTTGTCCATCATATAAAAGAACTTGAGCATCATCCAGAGCTTGCATTAGAGATAGATAACCTTGAAACAGTCTGTGTGGATTGCCACAATAAAGAACACGGTAGAACATTTAAAAAGAAACAGAATAAATGGGAACATGACGAGAAATGGTGAAAATAAAAGAGAAATACCCCCCCTTAAAATATTTTATGAAAAATCCGTCTTAGGGGCACCGGAGGAGGGGGTCGATTTTTCAAATTTATAAGCAAATTCGCGCGTTATATCAAATTGGAAAACGATGTAAATCAGAAGGGAGGGATATTGTGGCTAGAGTGAAGCGTGAAACAATGAGAAAAAGGATTGAAAAGGATCTAACAAATCAATTGAAAGAAAAAAAGATTATAGGTAATCATTATACTGACTTAATTCAAGACTATTTATCGTTGTGGGATTTAAAGTGTATTCTTGTTGATGATATTGAAGAAACAGGAATAAAAGTATCTGGCATGCATGGTCCGAAATCCAATCCTTCTATTAATGATTTACACAAAACAAATGATCGAATGATAAAGATTTT